CGCGACAACGCGAAGATCGCGTCCTATCACGAAGCCCAAAGGCAAAAGTTGGCGCAGCAGGTTGAACAGTGGGTAGTTGAAGCGAAAGCGGACAAAGAAATCGGCGGCGAAGCGTTCCCAAAGAACGTGGAGATGGCCAAGAGAGTCCTCGATCGATTCGCCCCCCAAGAGTTCAAAGACGCGCTGAACGAGACGGGCCTCGGGAATCATCCCGAATTGATCCGTGTGTTCGCGCGCATAGCGAAGGCAATGTCCGAAGACCAACTCGTTGTCGGCGGTCCATCCGCTCAGACGCAGAAGTCACCGGAAGAAGTCTTCTATCCAACTCAAAAATAAGGAGCCACCAATATGGCAACACTAAGCTCGAATGCTTTAACCCTCGCCGATTGGGCGAAACGACAGGATCCGGATGGAAAAGTTCCGCAGATCGTGGAGTTGCTGTCCCAAACGAACGAGATTCTCCAAGACATGGTCTGGTTGGAAGGAAACCTTCCTACGGGCCACAGAACAACCGTCCGTACCGGTCTTCCGACACCCGCGTGGCGCTTGCTGAACCAAGGCGTTCCGCCGTCCAAGTCCACGACCGCACAGATCGACGAAGCGTGCGGCAAGCTGGAAGCGTGGTCAGAAGTTGACGTTGAACTCGCCAAGCTGAATGGAAACGAAGCTGCATTCCGTTTCTCTGAAGCTCAGGCGTTCATCGAAGCCATGAACCAAGAAATGGCGTCCACGTTGTTCTACGGCAACAGTGGCGTTGATCCGGAAGAGTTTACGGGCCTTGCGCCTCGTTACTCGTCCCTGTCAGCTGGCAATGGTCAGAACATCGTCGCCGGCGGCGGATCCGGTTCGGACAACTCGTCCATCTGGCTCATCGTCTGGGGCAACAACACCGTCCACGGCATCTTCCCGAAGGGCTCGAAAGCTGGTCTTGAGCACAATGACTTCGGCGCTGAAACGGTTGAAACCACGGCTGGAATCGCTGGCTCGCGTATGCGCGCCTATCGTGACCAATGGAAATGGGATTGCGGCGTTGCTCTTCGCGACTGGCGTTATGCCGTCCGGATCGCCAACATCGACATCTCTGCCGACAATGCCGACCTCATCGACCTGATGATCAAAGCGATGCACCGCATTCCCGCGATCGCCATGGGCAAAGCCGCGTTCTATATGAACCGGACGATGCACCAGCGCCTGGACTTGCTGCGCCGCAACGACATCATCAGCGGTGGTGGTTTGACGTGGGAAACAGTTGACGGCAAGCGTCAGTCTTCGTTCCGCGGGATTCCCGTTCGGACCGTTGATGCGTTGACCGAAACCGAAGCGACTGTCGCCTAACTCTAGAGACGAAAAAGGAGATCAATATGATTCTTGATGCACAAACGCAATTCTCCAACTCGCAGGCCATCACGGCCGACGCAGTTGGTACCAACGTGATCGACCTCGGTACCGATCGTTCGATCGGAAACGGGGAACCCATGGCAGTTGTGTTCAACGTCGAAGTTGCCGCCGATCAAACGACTGGCGACGAAGACTATACGTTCGAGGTGGAATACGCCTCCAACGCCGCGCAGACAACCGGACGTCAGTTGATTGGACGCCGGGTGTTTGAATCAGGCACACCGACAGCGCCGGCGCAGGATGCTGACCTCCTCGTGGCGGGATACAAGTTCGCAATTCCAATCCCGCCCACGAACTTGAGCGAAAGTGAGCGGTATCTCGGCATTCGATACGACGTTACTGGCACCACGCCCACCATCACGGTGAGCGCGCATCTCGTGCCTCTGTCGTCGATCGACTTGTCACTTGCATACCCCGACAACATCACCATCAGCTAAGAGGTAGGGCAATGAAAGTCAAAGCAACAAAGATGGGGTTCGATGGAATGAAGCGCATTCGACCTGGAACCGTGTTTGAACTGAAGGATGAAAAATCCTTCTCGTCAAACTGGATGCAGAAAGTCGAAGACGATGAAGTGGCATCTCGTCCGTCGAAACCAAAGAAAGGAAAGTCCGAAGTCTCGGGCGATTCCGAAGTGATCTAGAAGATTACGGGAGGCTGGGTCGGACCCCCCTCTGGCTCGGCCTCCCTATCTTCTTCAAGGAGAATTTATGGCAACACGCACAGCAGGATCTTCAAACTCTTCGTCACACGGAAGTTCGTGCCGGGTCATCACCTGGACCGGGCTATTAAACGGTGATGATGGAGAACCCGTTAAGCTCGTTTTCGCTCCGGACCGGAGCATTCAGTTTTTTGGGACATTTGGAACCGGTGGAACCATTGTGTTGGAAGGATCCAACAACGGGACTAATTACGTGGTTTTAACGGATCCACAGGGAAACAACATTTCAAAAACAGCGGAAGGAATCGAAATGGTGACGGAGCTCACCCTTTGGGTTCGGCCGCGTGTGACCGGCGGAGACGGAACAACCTCTCTGACGGCGATTCTGTTGGCGAGGGGCTAAACATGAGCAACCTACAAAAAGCAGCAGAAGATCTGAAAGCACTCGGCGCCCGGTTCCGCGGTTTCCTTGAAGTCGCCGACGCCTTGGACAAGATCGGAAGCATCCAGCAGGCGGAACGCGAGGCGGACAGCGCGCGCGCCAAAGCGGTTGAGAAGAAAGCCGAGGCTGAAAAGGAACTCGACCAGATCGCGTCCGAACTTGCCGACGCGAAAGAAACGCTCGAAGGCGCGAAGGGCGAGGTTCAGAAAATAATCGACCAAGCGACGAAACAGGGCGACAACATCGTCGCGCAGGCGACGCATGAAGCAGAAGTGATTCTGGCGGGCGCCAAGAAGAAGGCCCAGGCCATCGCGGATACGCTCGGCGACCGGAAGCGAGAGCTATCCGAGGTTCAGGAGCAGATCGACGCCAAGAAGGCGGAGCTGGCTGACATCCAGAAGGAAATGGACGCCGTTAAGTCCAAGCTATCGGCGTTCGTGAAATAACGAATGAATTCCTGTCGCCTCCATTGGGACGCTGGACATGGGTGGATGATCGACGTTCCCACCCTGATGTCAGCCTCAGCGCTCCAGCGGGTCGTCGAATGGGCCATCCCCCGTCAGGTTCAGCGTTACAACGCTCTTCCGTTAGGCGACCGGAAGCGAGAGCTGGGGAAGGCCATTGATCTTTTGAAGGACGGAAAAATATCGCAGCGCTTGATCGATCACGACGGTGACGGGATGTTAGTTCCCTTCGCATCGACCGAGAAGGCGACCACAAGGAGCTACTTTCATGGCTGATACATGGCGGGCAACAGCGCAGGGCGTCGCATTTGCAAGCGGGAAGTCGATGCTGGACATCTTCAACGCAACCGGGTCCAGTCGAGTTTTACGCGTTCGGCGGGCTTACCAATTCAATAACGGACTCACGTTGGTCACGGGCGTCCTAACAAACATGCGGCTCTATCGGACCAGCGCAGCCTCCGCGGGTACTGCCGTGACTCCGGTCGCTCACGATACGGGGAATACCGCGCTTCATGCGAATATCACGGCCGGACACAACCGGACAGTCACGGACGGCGACCTCTTCCGTCAGTACATCTGGTCCAACGACGAACCGACCGTATCGGCCGCGACCATGGACGAATGGGAGCTTCTGGTTCCGTTCGCCGAGGTCTGGAACGCTGGCTACGGTGATTCCAACGTTCAGCCGATCACGCTTCGCGAAAATCAGGGATTCCACATTAAGAACCAGGGCTCGACTGCCGTCGGCACCAATGATTTTGAAATCGAGTTCACCAACGAGGCGAGCTGATGCCAAGCACGTGGAGGGTGAGAACTCTCCGAACATCGGCTGACGGGGACCGTCCTTACGGGACGGAAGGACTGTTCGGGATCGTCAACAACAGCACAGACATTGTTGAGGTCCGGAAGATTCAAATTCAATCCCCGTCTGGGATCGGTGGATTCGACACGCCCACCACTCCGACCGAGGGTGTCGGCCGATACCGCCTGAAGCGGATCACCGCCATGTCCGGCGGAGAGTCGATCGCCCCCGTGAAGCACGACACCAATTCGGCCGACCTGCCAGCTGCGGTTCTTGTTCGGCTCCGGCCGTCGGTGACCGACACGAGCACGTTTCGCGCATTGGGCGACACGCCTGGTCTTCTCCATCAAACGGCCCTCGGCGCAATGGTGGGAGGAATGGTCGGGGGTATGCGACCCGGCGCTGATCTGGACGCGAGCCGCCTCTTCGGCGCGATCGGCGATTCCGGGGTTCAGCGGATCGTTCTCAATCCCGGCGAGGGAGCCGCGATCATGGAAGCCGAAAACCATACATGCCCCCACCTTCAAATGGGCGAGATCATCTTCCGAAACCAAGCGACAGGAGCAACATACGCCGTGGCGACCTCCGACATGGCGACACGGGAGGCTGGCGGGTTTGCGGCCCTTGCCGTCTTCAATGGTTCTGGCTCTGGCGTCGTGCTTGAAGTTATCTACGTCGGGCTCCCGGACATGGGCAGCGGGGAG